GGCGATGTCGTACCGAGACCGAATGTTTTCGTAAGACGATCACCGTAGATCAATCCGTCAATTACAAGTACATTTGAAGCAGATACGGTTGGGTGATTGGCGGTTCCAAGAATGAAGTTGTTTGATCCAGTAGTCATGGCATTTCCGGCCAAGTAACCGATGTATGTGTTGTTGCTACCACTGGAAAGCGAAATACCAGCTTGGTAACCAAGGAGAGTGTTATTTGAACCTGTAACCGCAGTACCAGCCTGAAGACCAATTGCAGTGTTACCTGAACCAGCATTTGCAAGGAGTGCGTTGATACCAATACCAACGTTGTTTGAACCTCCGTTCAAGTTTCCGCAAGCATTCACCGCGATACACACGTTGTTAATACCTGTAGTGTTTGATTGGAGAGCGTTTGTTGCGATACCCACGTTGTTTACACCACTTGTATTGGCAGCTCCCGCACTTGCTCCAGCAAAAAGATTGTTTGTACCTACGTTTGCAGCAGACGAGTTACCTGCACCAGCAAGAGACCATGAACCTGTTCCGGTTTGACGACGCACAGCGACAAGACCGTCAATGAGATAGCGTGATGATGTAGCGCCAAGGTTCGTGTCACCCTGTACTGTGAGAAGATAGCCCGGTGTTGATGAACCAATACCGACGTTGCCGTTCTGTAATACCTTAAATAGTGTTGCGCCTGTAGATGAGGTGATGGCAAACAGATCGCCTCCTGGCGCTCCTGTGAATGTGAATTTAGTATTACCGCTTGCGGGTGATGTTGTACCGAAAATGATCTGATCGTTAAAGTCTCCATTCTCTTGAAAATACAGATTGCGCTCTCCTCCGTCATACCGCATTGCGAGAACATCGTTTGGGCCATTGTAAATATTGAACTCGTCCGGATCTTCTGTCACTTCAAAGTACCCTTTTCCTCCAACATGGAGCTTGTATAAAGGATCGGAGATAGCGATGCCTACGTTACCAGAATTAGCATTGAAAATATTATTTCCACTAAAGAGCCATGCTTGTGTGCCTGTGCCTGAGAGGAGCTGCTGGAGGGTTGAGGTTGAAAGACTGAGGTTGACTGTGCCTGTTGAGGTACTGAAAGTTAGAGCAGTGCTGCTTGAAGTGAACGTGAAGTTTGGACCGAGAACGCCATTGATAGTTGTAGTTGCACCACTTCCACCACCTCCACCAGACGGCCATGTTGTACGACATGAATCAGCAGTCAAACAAAGTTCATCGATATACGCATTTCTCCATGCACGCATAGGAGAAGAAGAACCAAGATCATATGTAGAATCGACTTCAGGTATGAGTGTCCGACTTGTTGAAAAATTCGGTGCAGCATATGCAGTCGATGTAAGACAGAGAGCAAATGCGATAATACCGATTAATATTTTTTTCATTATTTTATATATTCAAAAATTAATGTCTGACCCCCTTCAGGAGCAATTACTTCATCTGTCAGTATAAGGTTTTTGTTCCCAGTGGTAAAATCCACGAGAAATCGATAATTCCACGGAAATGACGATGAACGAAGACCAACAACTCTTCGGTGGCTCGGAACCTGAAATGTTTTTGTCACTCCATCGCATTGCGGAGACAAATCATATGTCCGTACCGTATTGACCAGTCCACCGATACCAACACCAGCGCCCCCCGATCGCCCCTGTGAGATATTATCGATACGCTTTTCGATTCGTGCCAATGTTTCAACAAGATCCTTAATGGCTGATTGTTCAAGCCGTTCATTTCCCTCGAGTAATTCAAGACCATCACGAATTCGAGCTCCAAGAGCAGGAAGATCATTTTCAATCTTAACAAGCATTGCTTCTTCATCAGCGTCAGCTCCGGGATCTCCGGGAATCGGTTCAGGAATAAGTGGTTTTATCAACGCCTGCAGTCGAGCATTCGAAGGAGTCTCACCATTCTTCGGAGTTGGAATAAGCTTTCGAACACGCCTTACGATTTGGTCCACAGGGATAGATACCCGGTCCGCAGCCATATCAGCCAATTTCTCGAGATCAACAAGCATCTGTGCTCCTCGGGCAATTGCCTGAAAATCCTTTTCAGTAATGGTATAGCCTTCACCGGGATCACCCTTGAGACGCTTCATAACGTCATGGAGTGCAGGAAGCTCTTCATCAATACGGTCCTCGAGCTCGAATATCATTTCAGCAATGCCAAGATCACCTTTCTCAACAACGCTTTTGAGGTATTCGAGTCTTCGCTTTTGCTTTGGTGTTAATTCGTTCGTCATAGACTTTTTTGATGTGTCCGTTATACTTAAATTATGTTTTGGATCATTCTAGCAATTGTCGTTATCTTTCTTGTTTGCGCTGTCATTGCCGGTGCGACTAGTAAAACTTACTGATTTTTCAACACCTCTTCAAAAATCTTCTCTATCGCCTTTTGTCGTACCGCAACTGTTTCACCGGCCACCGATCCTGTAACCTTTGAGACGAAATCAAAAAATCCTGAAGGAGTCTTTACAGAGTCTTTAATTTGACCTTTGAATCCGGTCTTTCCGGCAATGTCGTAGTAACGATCCAAAATATTGTAGAGATCCTGAAGATTCTCAACATTAAATGTTGTCATTCCCTTCTTACCGGTTGCAGCATCCATTGCGCGCAAGATCGATCGCACTTGCGGATTAGATTGTGCAGCGCTCGTGAGTCGTCGAGCAAGCAATCCGGCTTTCATATCCAAAATATCTTCATTCACATCCGGTATCGTCTTCATGAGCTTTCGCATATCCTTCAATGGTTCAACGATTTTTCGATACTGATTGCTCAATGTCTTGTATCGAGCATTCTTTGTCTCGAGAACATCTGACAATCCTTTTCGGATGGCTTCAAATGCTTTTTCCTGTGTGTCGGTGATTGTAGCTCCAAGATTCTTTTTCTTGCCACCAAGCACCTCAAAAAGCTCCTGACGAAGAAGATGTTTTTGTTTTCCACTTCCTTTTTTCACTGCTTCCATGAAAACTTTCTGAATTGCCGTTCGATCACCCTTAGTAAGTGATGTTGAAAGAACCGTATCAGAGAAATCAAGAATTCCCTTTTTATCAATCTTCAGTCCTGTGAGTCCCGGAACAGACTTGAGAGAATTAAACACAGGAGATGCGACTTCTTTGGTTGTCACTTCTCCGAGTGTTTCAGCAACCTGACCGAGCTCTTGTCCGACTTTTTGTCTGCCGGAGTCGAGTGTTTTAATTCGATCGACAATCGGACGGCCGACGACTTCAATTGGATCTGTTGCCGTTTCACCCTTTGCAAATTTTTGTGCAGTTTCCACAAGTTCTCGTGCCACACGCTTTTGTTTCGCGGGTGCATCGGCAAATGAATAGACAGTCTTGATATCAGGAATATCGATACCGTCTTGTGCTGCAGTTTGTGCGATTTTTGTTGGAAGCGCTTTGATTGATTCTCGGACCGCAGTTTTCTCGGCAACATTTGTCGCAACTTTCGAAGGGATTCTTGAAATAGCTTCACCAGTAACGACTGCGAGATCCTTTGCACCTTTTGCGACTTTGACTGCACCACTCGCAGTATTGGCAACCGCTCGAGCAGCTCCAGCAGTAGCGTCGACTGCAGCTTCAGCTCCGGCCTTTGCAACGTTAAGTGCGGGCTTGGCCGCTTTTGTTGCTAGTCCGACACCGGCAAAATCTGCAGCAAGGCTTCCAATGCCCAATAGCGCATCGAGATCACGCTTTTGTTCTTCGGGAAGCGCGTTGTATTTCTCAACAACCGCCTGAACCGGAGCGCTTTGTACAATAGGGGCTGCCACCGTCTCAATTGCCCCTGTAGCAGCGTCTTCAACGCCTTGTGGCACAATTGCCTTAGCTGCTCCTTTGACCGTCTCTGCGATGATATTTGAAGTTGCACCTGCGACCGCCCCAAATCCCTGTGCAAGCCCCTTAAATGACGATTGTTCGCCTTGCACAGAGGCATCAAGAGCAGCATTCAATTTCTGCTTACCCTTCCCAAATGCGCTTTTTATTCCCTCAATTGTTTGATCCAAGTCACCAGCAAGATCCTGACCGAAAGTGGGTTTTGAGAGCGCAGAGAAACCTGATCCCTGTCGGGTTTTCAAAAGTGCATTCAGTCGCTCGAGTTCTTGAGGAGATAGTGCCATAAATTATTGATTGAAATATGTTTGCTCTATTAATTTCTTCTGCTCCGGTGACGCTTTTGCATACAAATCCGCAATTTCAAAAAGATTCACCTGTGGAAATTGAACGTTAATGCCTTCCGTCAATAGATCGGCTTCAGCTTGGTTAAGCATGAAGTTATAGAGTCCACTAAGTTTTGTTCGAACAGTCTTATCACTGTCATTGAGCGTAGGAGTAAATTTCGCAACTTGTTTTGTTTGCGCTTCAGTAAGAGCAGCACCGGACGCCCATTGTTGAACTTTAAGATTGATCGCTTCAATGTTTTGAGCGTTGTTAATTGCTTCAGGAGCCTTTGCATTGAACAATCCCTTAATGCCTTCTTTCACACGACCAAATATTCCAACACCGGTAAACTTTCCTTCAATATTTGAATTCGCAAATTCATCGACGGCATTAAGCGCTGCAAGTGCAGGTGTGATCTTTGCCTTTGTTCCTGCAGAAATCGAATTACTCTGAAGAAGTGACGCAATCGCAGTCTTTGAAGACACTGGATCAGCGTTCTGAATAAGTGTCGCGATGTTTTCCATTCGAGTAACTTCTGCTTGAGCTGCATTAGTTTCGGCACGAAGTTTATTTTGGTTAAGAAGGGCGGTATCTCGATCGAGCTTGCCAACATATTGACCACCAATACTGATAGCCTCCGCCTGTGTCTTTGCTCGCTGCATCCTCTGTACGACATCCACAGGAGCACCGTTCTGAAGAGCATCGATTGCGAGTGTGTTGACTGCCTTGAGCTCGGTTGCCTCATTTTCAAGAAGACGCAATCGTTCACTTTGCTGTGCCTCGAATTGTCGTTGTTCCTGTTTATTGAAAAGTTCTTTGTTTTCGTTATATGTGAGCTGCAGTGTCTGAATCTCCATCGCACTTTCTTCAAGTTGCGCCGCAACTTTTCGATCGGCAATTTCTTTTGCACCGAAATAGTTGTTCTGTTTTGCCATCTGAATAATAGAGAGATCCGCTTGATGCGCGATCGATTCACGCTCGGCCGCTCGAACCTCCTGTGCAACACCTTCAGCAGTAGCGCCTCGTGGATTCTTTTCAATTGCCTCTTTCTTTCTTCGAAGCGCATTTTGTTCAGCAAGAATTCGATTGTTGATATCGTCAAGCTCTCTTTTTGCAGGATCTACTGAATCTTTATAATATTCGTCAGTAAGGCCACTTTTCCCCTTTGTTCCCATGATCTTGTTAGTCAAAGCCTGAAGTGCTGCATCTTTTGCAGCCTTTGCTGTGTCCACAGATTGAGACGAAACGACAGAATCGGCATATTGCTTGGCTTGTGCCTCAATCGTTCCCTGAAGAGCCGGAACATTTGTCGGAGTTGGAGCAACAACCGGCTTTATTGGAGTTGCTGGAGTAAGCGCTGTGGAATTAATGGGTTGCGTAGAAAGCGCCGACGGGCTAGTCGATGGTGTGTTCTTTTTTGAATATCTACCGCCACTTGAAGTATTGGCAGGGGGAGTAGATGGATTAGTGGGCGCAGCAGGGGCATTCTGGCTTTGTGAAGCGTTAATCGCATCAACTTGTGCACGGACTTCTGCGTCAGATCCCGGCTTGATTGTTACTCCTTTATATGTTGCCATTTAATTATTGAAATTATACTATAGACTTGACTTCTTCAGGGATAACTTATAAACGTTATCAACACTGAATTCCTCTATCTTTACTCCGATACCACGAAGTTCGACCTTAAATTGGATATATTTCCCATTTACCCCAAGTTGTTTTGAGAATATTCCTTTTTGATCGTCCACTCCCTGTGTTCCAGTATACGAAATTGTTTGCCATTTCTTCCAATTTCGGAATACGGCAGTTGAAATATCACCGCTCACGTAGTCGGAATAACTCTCATCGATCGTAACCGTGTATACGTTTGCTGACGGTGCCGAAATTTCTGTCACGTGCGCCATAAGTCCGCCGGCAGCACCTCGGCACACATTAATCTCATCTCCGACTTGCATTTGTGCCCAGTCAGTTACATTCCCAGCGTTTGTAGTGAATGTCGTCGCAGAAGTCCAAGTAATCTTCCAAAAATCGGTATTGTATACGTTAATCTCGTTTCGCTCATCATCAATCAATCGATACTTAATGATGATCTTATCCAACTCACTCAAAAACCGACCGAATTTAAGGGATATAAGATTGAAATTATCAGTCAGATTCGATGATGGAATTTTAGACGTTACAAAAAATCCTCGGGACTCAACACCTGTACTTACCGATCCTAAATGCGATTCCGTTGTAACTCCGTCACGTTTATAGACATCGGCTGCCCAGATCACATCAAGACCATATTCGGGATACTGCTGTGAGTAATCAATAGTTTGCAATGCAGAAGGCTTTTCAGACCAAATAAGACCATAGTCCACGTTAGGGAAAAATACCCAACGTTCAAATGTTCCATCGTCTGCAGTAAAGTCGATCGCTGTTCCGGCAAGAGCATTAGCTTTTGTTGTGGCCAATTTTATATGAGTAGAATCAACAAAAATTACAAAATATTTTGTATCCAGTTTAAGTGCTGCATTCGCAGTGCCTCCGTCAGACGTGTACCAGACTTCTGTACCTGTTGCCAATACTTGCGTAACAGTAATTTGATCAGTAGATGTGCTGATCGCGGGATCATTCAGCTTATATGTAAGAGCATTAGAAAATGAATACTTGTGATGAAGTCCAACTCGAGGATCATAACACCAAATTCCTGAAGGTTGATTCATCATGCGTGTTTTTGCATTGTCAGAATCAGAAAAGGCAATATATAACACATCACCATTTGCCTTGAGGACGTTGTGATACATATTAATATTGTTCTCATCGTTAAGAACGCGCGACGTGTAGTAAATAGGAAACGCATCAAGCAACACGAATCCCGATCCAGCAAAACGATACAACGCACCATTGCTTGCAAATGCGGCTATTGATTGATCATATACACAGAGATCGAAAATGATATTCGCGTCGACTTCGTATACCGATTGCGCAGCAGTTCCTTCGCCGTTCCACACATACATGGCAGCTTTTCCACCATATTTATGTCGAGTACCAATACAGAGCTGTTGATTGTGATATGCAGCAGATGTAATTTCAAAATCTGCCGGAATAGTTAATGTCGCAAGCAGTGTAGGTGTCGCAGAAAGTGCGGAATACAAAAGAACAGTATTGAGGTTACACACAGCGAGACAGCTTTTGCTCAAGAAATTCTTGACCGGATGCTGTCCTGTTGCGGTTGAAGAAAGGCTCACGTTTGTGTCAACCCACGCATTCGACGATGCGTCATAATACTTCAAGTCACTTGCCTCACTTACTGCAAGCTTTGCATCGAACCACGCAGCATCAGCTCGTGAGCTTCCTGCAGGGAAATTCGATGCAGTAATCTGTGACGGCGTTTGAGAGAGAATCCTGCGATCTATTTCAAAAGGATCGTCATACGTCTGTATGAAAAATTTGGATACGTCACCGTTATAGATAATTACGGCCACACGATCAAAATCAGAATCAACCGTTTCATTCATTGTTGCCCGAGATGAATGAGAAAGCTTCAAATAGCCCTCCAAATCAAATGAAATCTGCTTAGTTTCGGAAAGATTGCCAAAAACATCAGAGTTATTTGCCTGTTTCCACTGCTTATTTTCGGGTTGAGGTATTGTAATCGTCATGATGTTGTTATCGTTTTAACAGCTCCGTCCAAATAAATCTTCACCACCTGTGTACCGCTATTTTCATGATAAAGAATCTGTCCTTCAGATGAAGGATTCACGCTAAATCCAGGTTTAAGAAACAATTCACGAGTTTTCACCACATCAAAATATCTTGTCTTAAATGCCTCATTGAGCACAGAGATGCTAGGGACATCAAGCGGGAGCGAAAGCTGCTGTCTCTTTCGTTCCTCCATCCACTGAAGTAATTTATCCACTTTCGGTGCAAGTTCCCGAACCGTGCGCACCATCTCGTTAAATTGATTAAGCTGATCCTGATTCATAGACTATTCATGTTGTACTGATCTGCCACGCAATACAGGCGGTTCATCCTTTGAGCGCATTCCAAAAAATGCCTTTATTGATTTTTCAAGCTTATTAATCTCATCAACAATTTGATTGTAATTTCCAAGTGTATGAATCCGAGCATAGTCTTGTGCGGGCTTCAGAAAGAAATATCTATGGAATATACCCGGAACACCCGGCTTTCGTGTTGTATCTGCAGACGTGAAATAGAAAGGTTCTCGATTCACCAAAGCCTTGAAACCGTTCGCCACACTATAGTTCGGAACAGGATCAACAGTGACAGTCATTCCTGCCTTGCTATATGTCTGCGGAATTCCTGAAATGTTCTGACCGTCATTATAGTTGTATGTGTCTCTATCAATTCGTCGATCAACTGGACTCAACCGCTCGTAATTAGTCGATGTTGCTGAAGGGATAACGTATACAGCATAAAGTTCGAGCGTCAAATTGTTGTCAGCGTCTTGCAAAATGCTGTATTCACGAGTTCCTGAAACAAGGTTATTGAGGACCACAGCGAGCTTGGCTGTGTGGTTTGAATCATCAAGCACCCACTTCCCGCTTGCTGGCAGTGCAATGCCCCAGAAATCATCAAAGGCTATGTTCACTGCTGCAGTAAATTCTTTGAGTTTTGTCGGATCACCCGAAATGTCACCATAGGTAAATCCACATTCCTTTTCATATAGTTGAACGAGTCCTTTGAGTGTTGTTGTGTCGTTAAATGGTATTGACATGATTTTTGATGGCTAATTTCAGAAAACAAATTTTTATGTCCTGAAACCAGCCATCAAAGGCCGGTTGTATCGTTTAAGATACGAGAACGTCGAAGAGAACAGGCACAGTCTTTGCCCAAGCTTTGAACTTGAAGTCTACTCGGCTCACGATACCAATACCTGAAACTGCTCCCGAGTTGGTTGCAGGTTCCTGATCGATAACGATCTGACCATATGTTGACTTACAGATTCCAAGATGGAACACATTCTTCACACCTGCAAAGACGTGTCCTGCAGTGTGTTTGTTTGAAGAGTAGTGTTCAACATCCATGTACTTGAACCCTTGTGCAATTCCATTCTTCAGCGCATTGTCTGCTGTGCTGAAACCGTTTGCCATGACATAGGCTTCAAGGAGCTCGAAGTCTGCTGCACGCCAAACGATGAATACGCCGTTGCGATTCATCAATTCCTCACCGCCAGCTTCGCGAATTTCTCGCTTGATACCACGAATGATGTCATCAATATTCGAAGCAGAAACTTCGATATTGCCTGCTGATCCACCGATCGACGCGTTGTCGAAGTTGGTCCACTGTGCATGTTCTGCAAGCATTCCAGTTTCGATCGCTTCGTTAAGCAGAACACCCTGCGAATCCGCAAGCTGCATCTGATTAACATATGTTGACTGCGCAAGATCCGCTCGGTCGATCAACTGAGGGAGAATCTTGAACGTATCAATAGATACGTTTTCATCAGTGATTGTAATGTCCTGATGTGTGTATGCTGAACCACGCGTACCAGTCTGTACAGTCGCATCAGACATGTACGGATTGTGAAGAACCTTTGTGTCGGTATACTCAACTTTACAAACAGCTTTCCACTTATTCATTTCGGAAAGGCGCTCTTGGAGTTTTGTTACCCAATCTTCAGCGTAAATTATTGTGTTACTCACGTTATCAATATTTAAGCCCTATATAAAGGCCTAGCTATTGATTACTGACCAACAATAGGATTCTTCGTGAATGGTGATCCTGAAGATTGCGCTTTGATCTTGGCATTAACGACTTTTCGTCGCAATTCTGCCTGATCTGCAGGAGGAAGTTCCCCCTTCGCAATCCAGTATTCCACAGAATCGGTAGCAGGATTTCCTGACCGTCTGCTGTTGTTAGGCAGGGCATCTTTCGAAGCCTGTTTTTCTCGGAAGGTCTTGAGCTCTGACTGAAAGTATGGACTCTCAAGCAATGCGTCAATGTCCTTTCCGGTTTCCTTCAACATATTCTTCGTGAACTCCATTTCGGCACCTCCCTTGATTCCGTTGGAAACAAGATATGCCTTTTGTCCGTAATCCAATTCACCAGGCTGTTTTGAAGGCTTGTCTGTGTTGTCGGCAGGTTTGTATTTTCCAAGTGAGTGCTTCTTGTCGTGTTGATCTTTCATTCGATCAAGACGAGCAGATCGCTGTTCAGGAGTCTCATTGGCAAACTTATTCGTCGGCTTCTGATCTTTCCCCTCACCATCCTTGTCTTTTCCATCCTTTCCTTCACCATCAGCACCCTCTTGGTCCAAATCGAGATCGAGCTCGCCTTCGTCACCACCGCCGTTGTTATTTGAAGAACCATCAGCGCCGTTCTTATTTTCATTAGTCATAATGAGATGTTTTGTTTATTCACTTTTGCCTTTCGGCCGGGAGAGCGATACCCATTAAATAATCACTTTAGGAAAGTGAGAACCATTCAAACTAATCCGCCTTAAGGATCTCTGTCGTCAAACAATACACATCGGTATTCTTCTTTCTCCAACATGTAAGTTGAGAGATTTCCTGTCCATCAATCACATCATCGTTCGTTGTGTAAGCCACAAGATCGATACCTGCACCCGCTGTGATCGTTGTAGTTGTCGCAGCAGCATGTTGGTTATCGATAAACCACGTTCTAAAATCTCCCGGCTTAGGCAACAGACGTGTCATTGTTGATGTCGCAGGAAGAGTGAGAACAAGAGCCGGAGAAGTTGTCGAAAGAATTTCGATAACTGCATTGTCCTCCATTTCTTGCTGCGTCAGTGTTCGAGCTGCCTGCGTTGTTGTTGCAGTAAACTGAAGCACTCCACCTCCTTGTGTAAACTTTCTTGCCAATGCTCCATTATAAAAACTTTCGTAATTATAATGTTCCGTACCACTCGCTGCGCCGTACGAATTAGTGAACGTCATGGTCCCGAGGACCGCAACAATCACCAGAAGGACGACGATGAATATGTTTTTACTCATATTTTTTGATTATTTGTAATCTTATTAATAATTATACTATGCAATTACCGATACGTAACCACATAACTTCCATTGAACCCGGCAGGGACCTCAAGGACAATGCCCTTCAGTATGTCTCGATCGAACGTGTATGTGCCTCCGGCAGCTCCGGCAGGAAAGGAAGCAATTCGAGTGGATGTGGCAGAAGAAGTAGAACTGGTATGATCATATATCCGAAAATAACCGCCACCGGTTGTTGAGCTTGCAATGACAATCGAACCGAGGCTTCCTGTACCAACCTTCACAATTGTTGGAGCGGTATTAGACGCATTCGTGCTTGTGATTTCCTTTGAACTATAATCGTTGCCAACTACCACAGAACCGAAGGCTGACTCGGGCGAATTAGACAATGACCAAAGCGCAATGATCGAAATTAATACGAGCATTGGAAGAATGAAGACAATTCCTGATGTTTTTATGTTTTGTTTCATAATGATGTTAATAATTAATGTATAAATTTATTCTGCAGGATTCACTCCGGGCTGAATTGGAGATTTGATTGATTCCCCTTCGACGAACATTTCAAGCTTACCCAGGCCTTTCTCGACCATAACAATAGCCTGACCTGCTGCTCGAAGATCTGCACCAAGCTCTTCATTCGTGTACTTAGGATCAAATGCAAGGGACAAGAGAAAGTTCTTTGTCGGATCTGCAGACTGATCTCGCTTGAGTGTTCCATTTTCATACACCCCATAAAGAATGACTTTCTTAACTGCCTCAAGCATCGTTTTGTCCTTAACAAAAGACGATACCTTTTCTTTCTCAACGTCTGACAAAAAATCTTTATTCATATGTTTGTTTATTATACTACCGGCTCAACTGGCGCATCTTCCACTGTTGGCTGAAGTGGGGATTTAATCGCAGCTTGCGGACGAGTAAATGATGTGAAATCAATAGGGGAGAAGCCGGAGTTCTCAATAATCTCATTGAAGAGCTTACCCATGCCCGGCATTTGAAGGACTGCAGGGTTGGCAAGGATTTGTCGGAAAATATTTGTGAGCTTGTCTGCATTCTTCGCAAGATCCTTCTGCTTGCCGGCAATGTTTACATAGACATCGATAGGAAGTGACTCAAGCTCCTTGCTCATGATTTCCATGAAGCGCTTCAATCCACCCTTCATGAACTGCTCCTTCAAAAGATTTCGAAGCGAATCGATCTCTGTCTGTGCCATGACCTTTGCATCCTTGGCATTTTCAGGGAGCATTTTCTGCTTGATCTTGTCGTTTGCATAATTGATTGCAACGTTCTCGGCCACAGTCTGTAATTCATCAAGAGACAACTCATCGATGAATTTCTGGCCATCATTCATTTCTGAAGCGAGATGTGGCAATACCCAGTCTCGATAGATCTCTGAAATAAATGTAGCAATCTTTCCTCGGCGATAATCATGAATGCCCATTCCCTCCTGAACAACAAGATCCTGAAGCTTAAATGGAGTGCCGGACGTAGGAGAGATACCCAAAAGAGATTCATTCGCAGATCCCAATGTTCGTGCGTGCGCTTCCCACTTGTCGACTGCAGCATTGAACTTCTCGATGTTCTGCGGAGTAAGAGAAACCTGTGTAAGACTCTTGTTGTCTTCAGTGTAAAGAATTCGGCCTGTCTCAAGATCCTTCAGGTTAGCGTTTCGATTTTCAAATTCCTTGTCAGATGTCTGCAAGATCACAAGGGCTGCGGCATCAAGCATGTCTTTGATCTTAATCTCATCGTAGTTGGTCCATGTCTGCGGTTCAAACAATTCCTCGATACCTCCAAATCCGCAAGCTCGGCCAAAGATTGCATCGCGCTTGATTGCCTTATATACAGGATCTTCCTTACCCTTATATAGACAGATACCAGTGCGCTGATTTTCTTGATTAGTATAAAAAGTTACGATGTGAACCTGTTGAACATACTTTCGCTTGTCACTATATTCAGGTGGCTCATACCCCTCATCACCTTCATGCTTGTTACTCTCTTTATTAAGCCATGTTTCAGGAAGTACGCCGTGGAGTTCATACACTTCAATGTACTTACCCGGAGTCTTAGTCGTCTGATTTCCCTGTGTCGCCGTCGACTTCTCGTTCTTACTCATAGCAATAGCCATGTCAATTTTGTCGTCATACCATTTGCCAGACATCGCCTCGAGCTGATCAGGAGAATAATTATGCTTCTCGCAGGCAGGACCAGAGAGAAAGTCTGTTTGATCACAGAAAGCGAAGCGTGAGAGCGGTACGCATTCAGGACGCTTCTTGCCGACATTCTTTGCGACAGCCAAACCAAAATCACAATATGATTCAACAATCTCATCGATGAATGTATCAATGTCATTCACTCGAGCCCATTTCACGTGAAACTTTCGTGTAAGGAATGACTTGTAATAAAAACGCTCGTCATTAACAAACGGTTCGATATCTTTCACGTCAAAGCCCTCCGATCGATACGATACGTTTAGAATTGGTCTGATGATGTTCTTGAATGGCCGAGTACCGTCATTAGCGCCCTTGTTGAACTTCGAGTTCTTATATAGAGTCGACTTCTTGATGTGCTCATACATATTCCAATCCCAACCATCGGTAATAGGAATCTGTTGAGTCTTATAGTTAGCTTCTTCAGCTATGATGTAATCGTATACACTATTCGTTTGCATTGAGAGCTAGTTTTATCCGCTTAGCGAAAAATTCTGCAGCAAGCGGATGAGAAAATGTGCGCTTTGCTCGAGATCCCATAAGGACAAATTCAGCCTCTTCTTTACCATATCTAACAGTCAGAATAATTTTTGTCTTGAGATAAGCGGGCTTCAAATCGAGAATAGCCTGCTTGAGATCATGAGTCTCAATTTCAAACTCTTCATTGTTCATTGATACGGTGAGATTGAAAGGAGTGTTATCCTTTGCGCGTTCTTTTCGTGCCTTATCTTCAGCCTTTGCTTTTTCTTTGGCTTCTTTAACAGCCAACTTTTCTGCAGCTTTGGCTTCTTTCTCTGCAAGTTTTGCAGCAGCCTTTGCTTGTTTTTCAGCGAGCTTCTTCGCTGCTAGATCTTTCTTCGCCTGTGCTGAAGCTGTCACTGGCTTCGATAAGTTTTTTGCCATATTAAATAAAAATGTAACGGGTTAAATTAATGAACAAAGTATAACATGAGTATGCAATAGACTTGTCAACACTATTCCGCAATGTTGACCTTCTTCTTTTCCCATTGAGTCGAAATCTTCTGAACTGTCTTCTTCACCGTTGCATGATCCTTCATCTGCCATGCAATCGCACAGGCAGTAAGAAGGTCGAAGTGTCGCGTCGTTTCCCGGGGATCGTTAATGACTTCAATGAGATCATTTCGGGTATATGACATTGCTTCTTTAATGAGCTTCGGATCATTGAGCTCAATCAATCCATCGGCAATTGCATCACGTAATGCCGATAACATATTTGATTTGGACAAGCTGGTTGTAGTCCATCCATATATAGAGGGGAGTGGCACATTCGTCTTGATCGGACGTGACGGCATCTTGTAAAGATTTGCGCCATTGAGCTTTGCCTTGAGAACTGTCTGATCAAACTTGTTGTTCTCCGGTGCAATCAAGCACGCGCCGAATCGATTTGCCTGTGAATATATCTCATCACCAAATGATTCAGGTCCAATCGTATTGCTATCAAACGTTGCAACGACCTGTGCCACCGGACCACTGAAATCAATAAACACAGATGCTGATGAGTCAAGAGATACGCCACCGGCAACGTCCATGCCTCCGGCGTATCGGTGCGATGGATTGTATTCTCTATATATACGGAATCCGGCAATGTCCCTGATCGGCTTTCGGACTTCCATCGCTTCGAGCTTTTCACGATCAAAATATATATCCTTCGAAGCATCAGGTTTACACATGCGCTCTCCTTGAAAGTCCTCGTCGTCATGCTTCATGTTCTCAATATCCTGCATCGTATATCGCTCGGGCCACGTCAGCTCTTCCTTGTCTTCGTCATATATAGGAGTGATCATGACAATCTTTCGATCAGAGAGCTTGTCATTAATGAGCTTGTGAACATTTCCCTGCTCTGAAACATAGTTACATGTATAGACACATGCGCCGCCTTTCTCAAGACCAGTGCGCGCCTCTTCCATGTTCTCCCAAATAGATCGAGTCTCTCTACCGGATCGAAGAGTCTTACGAGTCTCGAAGTCGTTGAACCAAACAAAATCAGGACGTGCTTCTTCTTGGTTCGCTCCTCGCTGATCTACTCCGACAGAATCAGCAAGAACCTTCACGCCGGTTGATGTGGTAAATGAGCTCATACGCTCTTCACGCTTCGAAGACGTTCGTTCGAATGTTTCAGGATACATTTCGGCAATCCTCGGATTCACAAGGATATTGTAAATGTCAGTCACAGACTGTTTTGAATTGTCGCCGTCTTCAGAGAGGACCTTGAAATAGCGCCTGAAATGGTCCCGATCATTCAAGATGCAAAAGGGAATAAATAGCTTCATCTTCATATCCTTGCCGGCTCCTCGAAATGCAGCGTTGACGAATGCCTCGATCTTTCCAAGATAGATCTTTACATTGTTCGTATTCATCTCTTCATGAAATTCAGCATCTTCGGATTTGAAATACTTCACATGAAAATACCGAGCCCATAGATTGAACTTGAGCAGGATTGCTTCAATCGAATCAGTCTTGGCACTAAAAGAAAACAGTGATCGTTTCTCTTTAAGACTTCCGCTTTGAATTGTTTTTAATATCTCTTCCATTGAGAAACTTTGTTATTGCGTCTGCCGCTTTATTGAGCGAAGTATTATCTGGTATCAGATCTTTTCCTTGTGCGTCAGTCAAAGCATTTTTTTGAACTACGCGACCTTTAAGAGCATTAAATTCTTTGATCGCGGCGACCTTTGGAGAAAGTTCGCGACGCTGTTTTGCTACATATAAAAGTTCACCATCGACAAATTCTTCAGTAAGCATCAAACTCATCAATTTGGTAATTCGATTTTTAATCTTAGCTGTTCTTAGAAGCTTCGAAGCATTAACTGCACACACTAGTTCAGCTTTTGCAAAACTAGATTTTTCAACGCACACGTTCATTGGCTTACCTGTCTCTTTATCAATCTGAATCTCATATTTCGCATCATCTTTCGACAAAGATTCATAATCAATTTCATATGCAAAAGCATAAGACTTTGTTCCATTATCAAAGGTTTCTTCACCACCAGTCATGTACTGACAAAACAATTCATGCCTTACATTATCAAGGGGCACATTATTTTTAGTATCTAAAGTAGTTTTCTTCACAACACAATATTACCACAGGAATGAATAGTGTTCTCGAATGAGAGGGTGCGGATTCTTCCCATTAAAGAGAGTCGAGTAATTTTCAGTGATCTCCTCACCTTTCTTTATATCCCGAAGCGCAAATTTTCCATCAGAATTTGCGTCAACGGCATGATTCATGAACGATGTTAAACAAATCTCCATGTTCGGACAAACAAAATATAGATTCTTCTGCCCCTCTTGAAAACAACTACGGTCCAAAATGAGCTTTCGAACTTCAGGAACAACTGAATTCATTTCCTCTTCAGTAAGTCGGATGATGCCGACATCAGTTATATTGTGTATTGAATAGTCAGTAATCTGTGTCCCTTTCTTAATATCACGAATAGCAAAGACTCCGACACCATCAATCTTAGACGGTTGAATCGTTGCCCACACGACTGCGTTCAAATAATTAACGGTGTCCATATTTGATAAGGTTCATTGCTTCTGAATACGTTACTAAATTTCCATACAACGGACCAGCGAGATCGCACGCCATTTGATGTACATATCGGGCAATCTTATTGCCATCTTTCTTGTTGCGAATGAGTGCTTTATATTGTGCTTGATACGCCTCAATCTCCTGTGACAATCTGAAATCATTGTCACTCAAATATCTATCCCACCAAGACTTCGGATCACTGCCCTGCTGCGCTTGATGAGTAGTTTCATGAGCCATAAGCATAACGTCCACAGGAGAATTGAACGGATTATAGAGCTTGCGACCATACGCAAAAAACGGCTTCTTGCCAGTAAGATCAAAGACAGCCTCGATCTCCTTTATATTTGGTGGATAAGCGACAAGGACTTCCATATATTATTTATCTCCCCAACGTGCAAGAGCCATAGCTTTACCATGCTTCTTTCTCTGTCGATCACTCTTATTAGCCCACCTAGATTTGCGCATCGTATCAGTCATCTTCTGCCTCTGCTCTAATGAAAACTGAGCCCAACGTTTCTTGTTGGCGAGCGACCTCTTTGTGCGTGTTGCCATATATAAAGCCATATTATCATGCTTATAGTAAAGAATACAATTACTTATCCCCATGCTTATGCTGTACAAAATGCTTATGTCATAATACAATGAACACATATCAATAAAAGATAATATATATGACAAAAAAGGTTTCGAAAGTTGAGACACCAGAAGTTTCAGTTAAAACGCTCGAGAAGGAAATTGTGCCGTTCGTAGAAAAAGCAGAGAAGGTCACGATTAAAAACGCACAGGATATGGAGCAGGCAGCCGAGATCCTGTCGAATGTGAATCGATATGCTGACAATGTGAAGAAATCAAAAGAGTCGATCACTAAGCCGATCAGCGAATCTCTGAAGAATATCCGGGCATTGTTCTCTCCACTCGAGGACCGTCTTGGTTCAGTGATTGAGGGAATCCGAACTGCCATGTCTGTATATCAGACTGAACAGAAACGGATTGCGGACGAAGAAGCTGCAAAGATAGCTGCACGTGTTGGTGACGGAAAAGGAAAGATCAAAATTGAGACTGCAATAAGCAAGATCGATGCAATCGAAAAGCCTGAAAAAAGAGTTGTCACAGAAACAGGCAGTGTTAGATTCACTACCGTACCATGTTTCGAAGTTATGGACGTGACACTTCTTCCTGCAGATTACATTCTTGCAAATGAAGTAAAAATACGAACAGCAATGAAGGCTGGTATTCAAATTCCGGGCGTTAGATACTACACAGAAGAACGTCCAGTGAACAACCGCTAGAAAATATTACACAACTCCTCTCCTTTTTTTGTCAAGACCACCCATTTTAGGCAAAAAAGACCGTTTTTAGACCAATTAAAAACCCCCACAAAACTGCCCCGAAAGGGGCTTTTTTGGCATTTGCAACACCTCTACACCTTTTTTGGCATAGGTGTAGTAGGAAGGTGTTGCACCTAAAATATGGCCTAAATTAAGGATAAAATCATCAAGTGCAACACCTACTGCACCTGCAACACCATTTCTCCTATAACCCCCTACAGGATACTGCCTGTGCCCCTCCTCCACCCCACCCCTCCCCTCTTCCATATACCCTTCATAAGTAAAAAGGTATAGTAGGTGTAGTAGGTAGAGATATAGGGCGTAGTAAGGCCATATTTTCGCTGCAACACCTATTTTGTGTAGGTGTTGCAGGTATAGCAGGTGTTGCAGCTCCCTTACCCCACGTTCTCCACATATCCACAGGTTTATCCCCACATTAATTTGCAAAAAATCTACGACAGAAGCATAATATATTTATGTTCAAAAAAGGTTTCATTAATAAAAATATTCTCAATGAGAATGGCGCAATGAGTTTTGAGCTTAAAACCAGATTTAATTTATCTGGATTTCATAGGAGTTTGTTGAAACCTTTCTTCTGTGAAGTGCTCGTTGCGCCGTTTTTGTTTGGAATAGTTCTCTCACAATGACTAACGATCTTATAAAAAAGTTCGGTAAACAAAGCCGATGGGTGACATACCAAATCCAAGAGCGAAAAGGAAAGAAGACAAAGGTTCCTTATTCCATCACCGGCAGGCTCGCATCATCAACCGATGAGAAGACATGGAGCACCTATGACGAAGTGAAGAAGAAGTTTGATGATGTCGGCATCATGTTCACACCAGCTCAAGATCTTCTTGGCATCGACATTGATCACTGCTTAAAAAATAAAAAGATAGATCATGAACAACGAGAACAAATTGCGGAACTTATTCTTGAAGCTGACACCTATACTGAAATCAGTCCTTCGGGAGAAGGGTTACATATCTTCCTTGCCATTGAAGGAGGTAAATTCAATCTTGAGTCTAACAAGCGAGCTCCATATGAGGCTTACACGTCAGGCCGGTATTTCACATTCACCGGAAATATATACGGAGCCAACAAATCAGTTCGGACTGTTTCTCCCGAAGAAGCACTTAAAATCCTCTCAATCATCGGATACCCATGGAAAAAAGAAGAGTCCACACACGATACCGTTCAATCAAAAAATGTCACAAAATCTAATGGATCAAGCCTTTCCGATGAAGAAATCCTCCGCAAAATGTTCAAGGCCAAAGGCGGGGAAAAAATCGAAGCGCTCTACAACGGCAGCCTAGCCGATCACAAGAACGACGGATCGGTCGCTGATATGTCCCTGTGTTCTCATCTTGCCTTTTGGACCGCGAAGAATCCCGCACAGATCGAGCGTATCTGGCTTGCCTCTCCGCTTGGCAAGCGCAAGAAGACACAGGAACGCAAGGATTACCGCGACAGGACTATTGCTGCAGCGATTGCATCATGTAAGTCAGTCTATGAAACTCCAAAAATGAAGATGGAGCGTGAGAATCCCGATCTTGATTTGCTCTATGTAATCGAAGAGAAAGGCCGGGTGATCTATCTGCAGAACACCGAGAATATGTCGCGCATACTCCGAAATCATCCTGAATTCTCCGGCAGATTCCGTTACGATGCCTTTAAGAACGTGTTCGAGATAAAGTCCGGCGAAGTCTGGCGGTCATTCGAAGACAATGATGCGGTTGTCATTCAGACTCGCATATCGATTCTCTTCAGTGAATGGTTCGGACGTGTTGGAAAGGACATGATCTATGACGCCATGATCAAGGTCGCCAAAGAAAATGAAATTGACTCGGCCCGGGATTACATCAAGGGCCTCGTGTGGGACAAAAAAGAGCGTCTTGATACGTGGCTCAATACCGTCTACGGCGCTCCTATTGATGTGTATCACACGGCCGTTGCATCCAATTGGATCAAAGGACTGGTGCAGCGCATCATTCATCCGGGTTCCAAGTTCGACTATGTGCTTGTGCTTGAAGGAGAACAAGGCGCACGCAAGTCAACGTCATTATTTATCCTTGGCGGTGAGTGGCACGTTGAAACCACCATGTCGACCGATTCGAAAGATTTCTTCATGCAGTTTCAGGGGAAAGCCATCATCGAATTCTCTGAAGGTGAAACGCTTTCGCGGACTGAAGTGAAGCGCATGAAGGCGATCATCACGATGCAGTCCGACAAATACAGACCGCCGTATGAGCGCACATCAAGGGACTTTCCGCGTCGATGCGTCTTTGCGATGACGACGAACCAAGATGAATATCTCAAAGATGAGACTGGAAATCGACGTTGGTTGCCGGTGAAAGTGGTGAAAGAACAGGCTGACACGGACTGGTTATCGGCGAATCGGGACCAGTTGCTTGCCGAGGCATATCATCGTGTGGAGAATCTCAAGGAAAAGACATACGAATTTCCACGCGAAGAAACGCTCGCGCAGCAGAATGCCCGACGAATTTCAGATCCGAATCAGGACATCATCGAAGAGTGGTATTACACGAAGGTCAGTGATTCTGATAAGGAGGCAGGGATCACGATCGATCGGGTATACAAGGAGTGTCTCTGCAATAATTTCCCGACTCGGCCGGTGAACAAATTCGAGCAGATGTCGATCGGTGCGGTACTCAAGGATCACCTGTGTCTCATTAAGCGTCAGGCATCAGTCGGCGGAATGAGATCGGTACGGTGGTTCAATGATTCGGGCGTATCGATGAAGGTCGAAGGCACGCCGATGGAAGAAGCAGCTAGAGATTTTTAACCCCCATACAAAGTAATATATGGAAAAGCAAAAAGAATATTGTGATAGATGTAAAAAATTAGATATTAATTGTGGTTCAATGGTACGAGTTTTTACTCAGGAACTTCGTTATGTTAATAACAAAAAGACACTTACCGATGCTTGGCAAGACAAAGAGCCACTGTTAAATAAGGCGTATGTTGCTTCTAAGCAAAACACCATCATTCTCTGTGATGAATGTTTTATTGGATTTATGAGATACCGAGCAGGTTCAAGCCCCACCAACTAAATAGCACTATATGGAAAAGGAAAAACTAAAAATGGAATTTTACTCAAAACTTAAAAATCTTTCTGATTGTCTTGAAGAGGTAAAAATGGACAAGGGTGAAAGGATTTTAATTGAGAAGCTATTTGAAGATTTTAGCAGAATAGTTTCAGAATTATTTAGCCATGAAAAAACCACACAATAAGATACGGAAGGTGAAGGGATGGATTACAGTAAGTGACTACGCTCTCGCGCCAACAACACATGGGGAATACTTCACACGAAAGATTCCAGGACACTATGGAGCAAAGATTGTCCCCTGCACCATCACCTACCAACTTCCCCCTAAATCACATAAGAAATAACCACTAGCACTATATGAAGAAAGAACCAAAGAAGCATCAGGACTACTGGTACATCGAACACATGATACCTATATTCGGTGTCTGGTCTGCAACAGAATACGATCGAGAAAGAATCAAGAAATATGGATGGTTTAAGTCTAAAGAGCAGGCAGTAAAATTTATCCAAAAGCTAGAATCAAAAGGAAAAACACCACTGACAAGCAAAAAGCTCTATCTTGTTGGGTTTCCACGACATCCATGGGTATACGGTACTGATAATTCAGCAGGAAAAGGATTGAGCGCATACATGAATTGTTTTACGTCTCTCAAAGAAGCAGAAAGTTATTTGCTCACCCACATGCAATCAGAAGGTCGAAAATGCAATATATACGAACTTAAAATAGTAAAAAGTCTGGTAGCTTAACTAATCCCTATATGACACAAGAGAAGAAGATTAAACTGAAAAGGAAGATAAACGCATATTCACCAGATGAAGTGTTGGTAAAGAGGGCTTGGTTTGAGTGCTTAAAAGAAATGGCTGACAAATTTGAGAAAGACCCCTCTAACATGAACAAGCTTATACTCCTCGGTTACATTGACAGTGCATCATTTATTATTAAAAAGTTATAACATGCCACTAACACAAGAGAGGGAGGAATTGAGAGAAAAACTAGCAGCCATTGAGCACGAACGCTGGGCTGACTGGCAGAAATACATGCACAGTAGATGTACTCCACAGGAGCATGATACTAATATGCCACACTGTTTCTGTAATCCTAAGAAGATAGTTCAGCCTAACGGGAATATGGCGATTATTCACAGCGAATATTCGCCACTCACTATCCCGTTCGGTCTAGTAGAACGCTGGGAACGACAAATTAAAACACCATATTCCGAACTTTCGGATGCTGAAAAGAAAAGCGATATGGAACAAGTCGATAGGTACTGGTCATTGATTGAAAGTTTCCTCGACCAAGAAGTAGAGAGAGTGAGGGAAGCGGAACGGGAAAGATTTGTCAAAATGATTGGCCTGCGACTTACTGGACTGTATGGAACCATAATGCAAGACGTACACGCAATGAAACAGGTTGTAGGAGAAAATCGAGACTTCTATGTAACCCTCCAACAGCTTGAGCATTATATTGGGAATGAAACGGAAAAGATTGAAAAGTTAATTCCACCCACCATGCACTATAAAACCAAAAACGAAGTTGAGAAGGATTTTGATCAGAAGTTTACTAAACAAGGTATTCCCATTGGAATTGCGAAATATGAAACGAAAGACGGATTAGATATAACCCCAGAAAAGATTAAATCCCACATCCACCACATACGAGAGGCTGATTTGGAGGCGATAAGGAGTAGGTACGCCAACAAAAGATTGAAAATACAAGATATTCTCAAAAGCATAATTTGAGTCATGAGTAACAAAACATTCAACATCAAGGACTTCCTGAAAAAGCGCCCCTTGTCATGGTCCGCGATTTCATCGTTCGAATACGATCCCGAGCAATGGTACAACAACTACTTCCTCGGTAAGCGTCAGGACCCCTCGGCCGAGATGCTCTTTGGTGGCAAGTTCGCGAACTCATGCGAGGCCCGCAAGCCGCTCGCCCCTGTGACTCTCCTTTCAAAAATGGAGCATGGTTTCAAGGTCGTATTCAATGGCATTCCCCTTATTGGATTTGCTGACACATATGACGAGGCAGGCAGAAAGCATATTGGTGAATATAAAACAGGGGTAAAAGCATGGGACCAGAAGCGCGTTGATGAGCACGGACAGATCACGATGTACGCTCTGATGAATTACGTATCACACAAGATCCGTCCTGAAGACTGTCGATTCTTTCTTGAATGGATTCCGACATGCAAGCTCGGAGATTACTCGATCGACTTCGTGCAGCCGATCAAGGTCCACAAATTTGAGACAAAGCGCACCATGAAAGATGTGCTTGAATTTGGCGCGCGCATTAACAAGACAGTTGTGGCGATGGAAAACTATGTAAGGAATCACGAATGATAATTTCTTTCAAGAGGAATTCAAACAAAATAAATCTCATCCTTTCAACTGCCGGTTACGTGTTCCGTCCTGTAAAAAATGACTGGATCAGAGAAGTCCACGGAGGACGATTCCATGCGATCGTTGTTGATCAGAAAACAATCGAGATTCATTATGATCTCTATGTCGAATGGCGGCATGTATCCGGCTTTTATCTCCCGGAGAAGCATAACAAAGAACGCAAGCGTATCTATAGGGCCATAAAGAAAGTTATCCACAATAAGCATTTTGACTCTAAAACGACATAAGCATATACTTATGTCATAGTTCATTGAGTTCGGGAAATAACGTCAGTAAGGTCGCGGAACTCTTCATCTAGTTCTGGTCGTTGTTTCCCTAACTTAGTGAATTAGAAGTGTCGATCACTAAGAAAATAATCAGATAAAAAATTAGATAAAAATATGACAGCAAAAAACACAAAAGCATTGGCGGTTGCGGACGATGAATTGATGAAGCAGCTCGAAGAAGGATATGCACAGGAAGAAGGATACAAGGGCATATTCTTTCCTCGAATTTCGATGCTTTCAAAAGATAAGACTGAAGAGACTGGAAAGGGTAAGGATAAGAAGATCAAGGTCCTTGCTGCTGCCGGTGAATTCTCAATTGAACGCCCCACTGAAGAAGTCGGTGAGGATGGCAAGAAAATTTGGGCACGAGAAGAGCTTGGAACTGAATTTGAAGGAATCATTTTCTACAAGCGACATCAGCTTCGCATGTTCAACGAAGGCAGCAAGTCGTATGTCAATTCTCCGATATATGATGCCGACGACGAAGTGATTCCATTGTTTGAAAACAAAAAGGAGATCGAACGCGGTACTCCGAAGGAATTGCAGGATAAGTACATGATCACGAACAAGAAGGGTAAGAAGGTAAGCTCCCTCGAGAAGAATCGAATCCTGTACGTTCTCTACAAGGGAGAAGTGTTTCAAATGCAACTCCGAGGATCTTCCCTTTGGGCTCTCTCGGACTATGAACGCGGCGTTGTTTCTCCGACTGTGGTCACAAAGTTCTCTTCTGAAGAAGCGGAGAATGGTGATGTTACATGGCAGAAGATGACATTCAAGGCAGTTCGAAAGGTTACGACTGAAGAAGCCAAGAAAATCATCGAGCTTAAAAACACGATGAATACTGCGATTGCAGCAAGCAAGGCAACATTTGCCGATGCAAAGGCACTGCCTGCAGGCAAGGACGAGGACGATTTCTAGTTATCAGGTTTGTTAATTGAAAAGACATTATGCAGCCGACAATTGGAAGAATAGTGTTCTACATGGCCCGGGGATCTCTTGACGGTAAGTTTCCAAAAACTCATCGCGCAGCGATCATCACCGACGTTCGGCCGATGGCACAGCTTGAAGAAGAAAAAGAGCAGAAGGGCGAGCGGTTTCAGGTCCGCGTGTGCGTATTGAATCCTGAAGGTTTGTTCTTCAGTGACTGGCTCACTGAAGGCGAGGAAGGCGGACAGTGGAGTTGGCCACCTCGAGTTTAGTTGGTCCACGCTGCCGCTCGCGCGAGGGCGGTAGCAATGGGCAAATTAAAAAATAATTAAAAAAGGTTTATGGTACTTATAGTAATCATTTTATGTTTCTTGGTAATTGGTTTGTTGATTCATGCATTCATTTGTGAAAAGAGAATTGATGATCTGAATGAAAGATTTGCTATCACACACGATAGAGACGAATACATCCGTCTATATCAAGGCTTCTTTAACCTCTGTGATTTTCTTGGAATCACATGGTTTGAATCTAATGGTGAAATTAAACAGTACGGGACTGGATATGGTAGATATCAAGCAAATATTCCTAATCGCTTCCAAGACGACATCGGCAAGCTCTATCGAGATCTCTACGATTTTATGAAGGCAGCCGGATATGAAGTGAAGGAAGAATCAACACAGCCTCGGCAGATCGTTAAGGTTAGAACAAAGAAATAAAATGAAAGAATTCATTATTTGTTCAGCAATCGTCTTCTGGATTCTCCTCGCATTCATGGTTGGGGTCGTAATATCAGGCGCAGAACAATTCTGCATGTATAAAATCAACACTTATGAAAATAGATAAATATATGATCTTAACAGGATCAAAGAGGAATAGCTGGAGTTCTCCAACGATTTCAAAGATCGAGATTCGGGAACGAAAGCCGACGCTCAATGGTAATCAGGTGGCATTACGAATGATTCTTGACATCCCAAGTGCATTATTTGAACGTCCAGTACTCGAAGCAAAAATGGTTATACCAGAGGCTGCGGTGCCTCAGTCGAACATCACTGTGGAGGTTACGACTGACATTGAGAAAATTATTAAAGAACGCACAGGTCTTGATCTTAAAGTGAATGTTGTTCCATTCGAGAAACCAGATCCTGCAGAACAAGACGGACTCTTCTAAAATATGACACAAGATAAAGCACTGAAGGTTCTGAAGACTGGCATCAATGTATTTCTCACTGGCGAGCCGGGATCTGGTAAAAGTTACACTATCCGAAGGTTTTGCCAGTGGCTTCAAGAAGAACACATACCATATGCCATGACCGCATCAACTGGTATTGCGGCAACTCACGTGAACGGTGTCACAATCCACTCTTGGTCTGGTGTTGGAATCAAAGAAGTCATAACTGATCGAGACATCGAGAATGTGATTGATAACAAGCCGTACCTCGTTCGAAAGATGAACATGCCACGAGTGCTTATTATTGATGAAATCTCAATGTTGTCTGCACAAACATTAAATAATATCGATCAAATGCTCCGTGGTGTTCGGAACACACTTATGACTGGTGAGCCGTTTGGTGGAATGCAGATCGTTGTTGTTGGTGATTTTTACCAACTCCCTCCTGTGTCTAAAATGGGCAAAAAAGTCGAATTCGCATTTTCCTCGCAAGCTTGGAAGGATGCACAATTTACATGTTGCTATCTACATGAACAACATAGGCAAAGTGAGGACGCTTTCATTGATATTCTAACTGCAATACGTGAAAGGAAACTTGAAAAGAAACATATTGATATTTTGAAGAGTCATGATCATGGTGATCTGAATCTTCCAAAGACTCAATTATTTACCCACAATATTGACGCAGATCGTATCAATATGATGGAGCTTCAAAATATTTCTGGCGAAGAAAAGATATTCAAGATGAGTTCTGAGGGTAATGAGTATCTTGTAGAGATGCTTAAAAAGAATTGTCTTTCTCCTGAAATATTGAAATTGAAGATTGGTGCAACAGTTATGCTTACTCGAAACAAATTTGAAGAAGATGGTACGTGTGAATACGTAAACGGAACGCTTGGTGAGATTGTTGGTTATTACCAAGATCAGCCAGTGGTTCAAACAGTAGATGGTCGAAGAATAATTGTTGCACGTGCTGAATGGTCAATTGAAGAAAACGACTATGACGGCGGCCGAAAGGTTGTCGCTGCCATCAAACAATTTCCTTTGAAACTCGCATGGGCGATTACAATTCATAAGAGTCAAGGGATGAGTCTTGATGCAGCAACAATAGATCTTTCAAAGGTATTTGAATGTGGTCAGGGGTATGTTGCGGTTTCTCGTGTTAGATCGTTAGCAGGAATAACAATTCAGGGCAAATTAAGTGTTTCTTCATTTGAAGTGAATGAAGATGCGTATGCCAGAGATACAGAATTCCATGCAGAAAGTGATTTGAACGATAATAGATATTAATTAAAAATTTATGATCAACAACGAATGGGTAGTAAAAGTCAAAGACGCAGCGCCGTTATCGGGACATAGACTGTGGATCTTTCAGAAAACATTTAAAGGTACAGCAACCTATAATGGTCAGATAACCACAGAACATGCGCATGGTGAGGCGGTCGATGAAAAAGAATCAATATTTCTTTCCGATGATATGTTGAAAGCTCTTATTGATGCAATTCACAAAAACTTCAAGCCAAGCGAAGGAAAGTTTACTGAAGGAAAACTCGAGGCGACAGAAAAACACCTTGAAGATATGCGCAAGCTTGTATTCAATGATCAGGTAATTAACGTTGCTGAAGTACGAAAAGAAAAATAACATGCCGCTACTCTACACCCACGCCCAAAAGATTGTCGATGAAGACAAGCCAGTTGCCGGATTGTTTCTCGGGACTGGTTCGACAAAGACACGTATCGCACTATTTCTCGCTCGAGGATCAACGCTCGTGATATGTCCAAAAACACAGAAGGAGGATCGTAATTGGGAGCGAGAAGTGATGAAGATCCGAGCTGAAAAGAAAGATTTTCACATTGATCTCACTGTGATCAGCAAGGAAACATTTAGAACCGTCGCAGCAACTTTGAAACCATTCGATACGGTGATCGTGGACGAAGCGCATACTTGTCTTGGCGTGACTCCGAACGTTCGGTATGTGAAAAAGCAGCCAATCCCCAAAACATCGCAATTGTTCGAGGAATTGGGGCTATATATCATGCGCACACGTCCAAAACGCTTCTACCTTGCGACTGCAACCATAGTCCGGTCACCAATGACTGTGTGGGGTGCAGGCAAGCTCTTGGGGCAGAATTGGAACTTCTACGACTTTCGGGATCGGTACTATGTCCGTCTGCCGATGCCGGGCAGAGAAGTCTGGCAGGCAAAGACGGATGAGGCTACAAAAGAGCGATTGGGTGAGACGGTTCGAAAGCTTGGCTATACTGGCCAATTGTCCGATTACTTCGATGTACCGGATCAGACATATAAAACGATATGGCTTGATTTGAACGTCGAACAGAAGGCACGTCTTAAAAGTATCAAACTCGAATATCCCGATCCCTTGGTACTCGTTGGGAAGAAACATCAGATTGAGAACGGCGTATTGTCGGGTGATGAGTTCAATGCTCCCGAAGAATTCAAAAATGCGAAGATCGATGCAATTGAAGATCTGATGATTGAATTTCCGCAGATGATTGTATTTGCAAAATACACGGCACAGATCAAGCAAATTACTGAATCTGTTCAAAAATCGGGCAGAAAAGTATTTGTCATGACTGGCGATACGAAGGATCGCGGAGATATCATCAAAGAGGCACGCGAGACGAAAGAATATGTATTTGTGGTCCAGTCGCAGATCTCTGCCGGATGGGAGTTGCCGGATTGTCCGGTAATGGTCTTCGCATCGATGTCGTATTCAGTGGTCGATCGAATTCAGGGTGAAGGCCGGATACTCAGAGCCAATGCACTGAAGAAAAATTTATTCATCGATTTGGTGATGCGTGGCGGAGTCGATGAAGCTGTGCATAAGGCGATCGGGCAGAAAAAGGACTTTAATGAGAGAATATATGCAAAAGAACATGAAAAGTCATTATGAGACGCTTAATGTACATCGTTCGGCTACAAAAGACGAAATCAAAAAAGCCTTCCGTCGACTTGCTCACATACATCATCCCGATCGTCCGGGTGGCAATGTTGAGAAGTTTAAGGAGATTAATGCAGCGTATCAAACGCTCATGAAATTGCCCGATGCGGTTGCGCGTCCTTTCGTAAAAGTCGATGCCGATTTCATGAAAGGATTTGATTTTGATCTTAATGAAAGACTAAGACGATCAGCCCAAGATCTTGATGAAGCGATACAGAGACACAGAACTAGACAAGCCACAGAAATGAGGCGCGCTACTGCTCGGAACATATTTATGAATGATCCGAACATCAAGAAAGTTTTCATTGATGGTAAGTGGTATTTCACTATATGAACTGGGAAAATCTCAAAGAACGTTCTTGTCCGAAGTGTTTTGCAAAGATACAAATCACATTACTCTCCGGCATGGTTACATGTACCAATAAGAACTGCACTTTCAAGATCTCGGAACTGAAATTCAATCAGATACTTTCCGATAGGCTACGCCCATATTCAAAGCGTCGAAAGACTGACGACAATCTCGCGGAACTGAACAATCTCAACACTGAAGAAATAACGGAAGATTTTAGCGACAGCCCTTATGCGGAGAGAAGCTAAATTCACGGTCCTCTTCAGGCACTGGCTCCGGGCAAACCCGATGGCGACATCTGCCTTCGAGCTCAAACAAACACAGGGGAATACGATCCCTTTCTCCTGTGTTCAAGAGCATCAGATCGATGCGCTTCTTGCAGTGAAGACCAAGCATGGAATTTTGTACAAAGCACCTGATGATTCTCGCGGGGCGAAGCCATTCGATATGTTTTATCTCCGACAGGCATACGCGTTTGTTGTCATAAAATTTCCCGGTGGATTCGAGCTTATTGATATTGAAAATTTTCTGCTTGAGAAAAAACGATCAAAGAAAAAAAGCCTTACATACAGCCGCGCAAAAGAGATTTCATGGATGAGCGTCAAGACTCGCAAATAGTTATCCACATGTCATGCTTGTGTTGTTACTACATAAGCATATAATAAATACATGATTAAAAAGGTTTCATTTGTTCTGTTCGCATTTATCATAATTGTTTTAGTTTTAGACGCAATTGGTTTCATGTTTTGGATTCTTTCAGGACAGCATCCGGTTGATCAGTTTTATGTCGGGTCGATCACAGCAAATATAATTCGGGCATTATTTTTCTAATGATCACTCCGCGAGAGGCAGCAATTGAGTTCTTGAAATATTATTTGGATTCTTTTAATGGAGATCTGCAGGTAATATGTTCAGATGCTCGAATTGCCGGACCGTACGGACGTTATGGCTGTCAGCTCGGAAACCTCTATACGACAACACCGGATCGTCCTGCAAAGGCAATCACCGTCTACACTGTTCATGGTAAGGAAGAGAAGTATCGGTTTCAGGTTGAGGAAATTTATCAGGAAATAATACGACATGGCAAAAAACCTAAACAAGCACAAGATCTTTAAGCTTCAGCTCATCGAGGTGATTGATGAATTTATTATTTCACTCGAGAGAGCAAATCGGGCACGTCAGGCTACCACAAAGGAGGGACCGCTTGAATTCTCATTTGAGAATTTCATGAAGTGGATCTTGTACGAAAGAAACAAAAAAATGGTCGATAAGATCAAGGATAAAATTGAAGCAAACAAATAACCCCTTTCGGGGTTTTTTGTTAATGAATCGTACTCACTTTGTATGAAATTGTATAGACAGATCGATCTGTCTAAATCATAGCACTATCTTTTGATACCGCCGAGCACGTTCATATCTTTACCCCACTCGAGTTTATTGAGAAACAAGAAGACGATTGGACTGACAAGACCGATGATCTGCATGATGTTATCAGAGACAACCTGTGCATTGATGTTTGTTCCAAAAATACCGTTAATAGCAAGAAGGATGTTTGTAATCAACAATCCCCACGCAACCAACTGCAACTTACTCCAATTGATGTTTTTCATATATATAATGTTACCGTACTTTTGCCCACTCGGGCTTTGGGTTATAAACAGGTAGCGAATATTACATCGCTACCAATTGCAAGGGGATTAGCCTTGCGTCAGATTGGGTCACCTCCTATATGAAGAGCGGATGCCCTTCAGCAGACTGCTGTTGTGCAGACAGAACTTGAAGCAAACACCACCGCTTCACGTAATCGGGAACCGTCCCATTACGTTGCCACTCCATGTGACGGTCTTCGGCAACTTTCTCTGCCGATTTGAGATGGTGTGCCCTCGCGCACCGAACGAATACCTGCGTCGCAGACACATTGAGCGTCTGCGCCGTTTGAAGAACGACATCACCATTCATGAGGCCCTCCCGGACCACGTGGAAGAAAGAACAACGAGCTTTCTGTGCTCGAGGTAGTTAAAAGGCTTGCCCGGGCCTGTTTCTACTTTTGTCCTTTTAAATACATTCTCCCCCGCAACGGTTTTATAGTTCCGCACTTTTATTTGTAAGCATGTCAATAACTTCTTTTTGTGTTGGCGCAATCACCTTGTCTTCAGGAATCCCTAACGTATTTCGAACAAGTTCAATTATTCCGGTAATATCACCAGAAAATAAAGCTTGAATGAACACATTGTGTTCTCCGCCTTGAAACATGATTGATTTTGTATCAACGGCGGCACCGTCTTGATTAAGTACAGTGAAATTAATTCGACTAACAACATTTCCGTTAAATACATCAACGGCAATACTTTGAAAATGCAAGAACTGCTGCGTTGCTTTGATTAAAGGTATGTCTACAAGAATTCCATTCATATATATATTTTAATTATTAATTCATTTTTGCCTTCACTTTTTGCCAATATCCATCTGTGAGTTTTGGATTCATTCGCCATCCGGGACCGCCATTCCACAATCGCGCTTTATGTTCATCAGTAACATTCAAATCGTATATCAGCATATATGTTTCGAAGATCTTGATTGAGAGCTCTCGATTTCCGAGACACTCTTTTGCACTATATTGAGTTCCAAGTCTTCGATTCACATCATCAACACAAGGTTGACGGATCTGCATCGGACCATACGCCCAATCTTTGAGATTCTTGTCGCCGATTGCATTGTCGTTGCCAAGAGATTCCACTTCGATGATTGCCTCAACAAGTGTCTTTTTTGGCACACGTTCATTTGCCTTCGCAATTGAAATTGGTCCGAAGTATCCAGTAGGCATCACACCATTCTTTTTTTGCCATCGGATAACGGCATCTTTTGTTGCGGGTCCGAAATATGATGTTTCCTCTTTTGGAGATCCAGGACCCTCAAGCGGAGTAACTGCAGTATCAGGATGTTGATTGAGCATTTTCTGCAACTCCATCACATCAAGTCCTGACATTCCAATCCCAAGCTCACGTAGAAATTTATATGGCATTTTTTTAACTTGTTCTAAATAATTTGCAGGGATATCAGTGAATGCGAGAATATCGTACACCTTGTCCTTATATTCTGACCACAGGAAATACCCTCGGCCGGGAAAGAGCCATCCTTTGACCCACGCGAGCCACCCTTTGCCCCATGAATTGTATGTATAGATTCGAATATCACCGTTGCTCTGTTCCTCATATTTGTACCAGATCGTGTAATGAAGACCGGTTGCGGGCTTCGATCGAAGGGGAAGTACTGTCCACTTTCCGACGACAGTTGATCCGGTGACTGCACCGTTTTGAAAGATCGCTTCTTTGATAGCCTCGATATTGATGTCGACTGAAGCAAATCCGGGCATCTTATGCTCGCCCATCGCACGCATCATTTCTTCTGTGATAGTGAAGTCAAGATACTCAGCTTCAGACAGATCTGTATTTTCAGGAAGTACGTTTGAATTGCCAAATCCATATTTCACGGAGACGAGTGCACCGACTCGAGGAAATGTGCCGGGAAGATCAGGAACACCGTCGAACATCTTACACAGGCGATAGCCGAGTCTTGGCGTGATGTTGATTATTTTGCCGGTCTTCCTGAAGACATATGCCCGGAACAATTGAACGATTGCGCTTTCTACGCAATTGCTTACTTTCTTTTGATCGAGATTCTCGAGGTGGTTGAGAACGTTTTCAATTCCATCGAAATTTCGGGGCGCTCCTACAGGTTTTTGGAATCCCGCAAGCGGAATATCTCGATAGTCTTCTTGATTTCTGAATGCGCCGGTTGCGCGCTTGAATGTGGGTGTGGAGAAAAAGAAATTAAAAAATGATTCGAGGAACTTGTTCATCTAAATATTTTTCTGATTAAATCTCTTATAAAGGCCCATATGCCAATCGGTTTAGGTTCATTATATACCTGATTGCCTAAATCAATCTTGTTCAAATGGTAACGCTTGGCAACTTTGATGTGATGATCTGAAGACAGTTTTTTCACCTCATGATCGTAACTGTCGAAAATGATCGGATAGAATTTATCGTTTTTTTCTTCATACCCAATGAGTACACACCAATGATTGTTTGAATCGCCCCGATCCTCATATGTTCCATCATCAGCGAGATTCCAAGCAGTTACAGACACACCAATCGGAGAATAGCGCAAAGCTTCCTTCAAAATGGCATTACGCTTGGCAATAGAGGGTTCAATGCGCCAAAGGTACTCATGTCCAAAATCGTGCGTCTCAAGCCACTTTTTGCCCAAATCAAGCAGGTTTTTAGGTGTTGGTTCGGGCAATATATACTCGCCAAACGTAGGGGTCATAGGCAAGGCATCTTGCTCGATCATGCCTCGATTTCTGATGCTTTCCGCAGCATCATGCGGATCTCCGCCCGGTGGCCGGATTGGGATCAGGTTGTAATGAAAACGCTCCGAATAATTCGGAGATGTACCAAATACTCGCTTCTCGAGGATCTCAACCGCATTCACTGTGCCGAATATCGTACAAGCAGACGTATCGAAATTCGCATTGTATTGAGGCTCGTACACAGGTAGATATTTGTGCCACTGGCCGTCTTCTTGAAGAAGAATTCGAGGCAGCGTACGATTGCCGAAAATATATTGGTTATCCTGTTCGACCTCTTTGAGTACGAGTCCGTGCATCATTTTTGGCTTTCGTTAAGAGCTGTCGCCGATTCATTGAATTTTCTTCCCTCTTCGATAATGCCTTTCTTTTCATGGAGCTCGAGAACCTTCACTGCCCGGCCGAGGGCTATACTGTTTGACTCGAGCGCTGAAAGAATTCGATCATCGTTCTTGTTCATCTGATTGACGTTCTCGGAGAGATCCCTAACCGCATCGGTGAAGTCATTTGATTGTCGCTCACTATGCGCATCTTTTCGTTCAATATAATCAATAAATTTATTGTGCATTGATTCAAATTTGCTAATGACAAATTTCATGAATCCGTATAGAGCGAGAAGAAGGGCTCCGACTGCACCGATTAATGCGATGATTTCCCCAAGCATTATTATTGTGAATTTACTTCTGTATTTCCGAGTGGCTGTGGTGCGGTTACTGACTGATTTTGCGATTGTGTTATCTGTCCTTTAATAAAGTCTGCAATTGTCTTGATGTCATTCGTATTAATCTGCACCTGTCCAACTGTCTGAACGATTACCGAACGAAGCTTAAAGAATTGCCAAACACTAATGATCGTTACTGCAACACACACACCAACAACAATACCGAGTGTTCCAGTAACAATCATATTTTTTGTATGATTTTGCATATAATTATATTTTACTATATATCTTTAATTAAACATTGCTGATATAACCTGCGGCACAAATGTTGCTGTAGGTACATAGATTTCTTCTTGAAATGACATAAGGTACGATGCCAATTCACCTTGATTTCCTGTATTTGGCGTTGCGGTAAGTGAGTAGTTTCCAGTCGCTGTGCCAGCCGCACGTATAGCAGACGCACAAGACATTCCCATAGTGATGCTACCGTTATACACATCCAATCGTTCGGTCCATGTCGGATTTGATGTCACGATTGAGTATCCAGAAAATGTGCAAGTTGATGCAGATAGGTCCGATGTCATACCAATCATCAAAAACAAATTGTTTGCTGATGCTGGCGTAATTCCGCTAGTAGTAATTGAATTATCATTACCAACGGAACCATATGAGTACACAGGGGCAATTGGCTTCGCATCTGTTAAATATAAAAGCTGTACATAATGGAATGCTCCACCACTGAAACTAAATGTGAAATCGGTTGCTGCAACATCTGCCGACGTTGCCTGTTTATAGAACGATGCGATGCCCAGATCTGCACTAAATCCATGCGCTTCATATGCCGTATGAATAGAAGTAAAGCCTGATGGTGGTGTTACGGTTTGTGATCCACCCAATTGTGAATAGTTTACTATCGCCAACATATATGAACCAACAGCAAGCCCACTCGGTTTTGTCACCACATTAGATCCACCTGAACTTGCGTTTGACGAAATGTTACCCCAAGAAAGAGCCATATTATTTGCTGAAAGTTAATACAAGGCCGGCACCTTTTGCACCTGTTCCTGCAGCGTCACAATCTATACGAAGTAAATCCCCTGTAGCCACATCATCCTTTGACGTATCAATCACAGGGGGGGTTGCGGCAGTATAGGAAGTTGCCTCGTTTGCATCAATTGTGATGAGTGTTGAAAGCATATCAACACCGTCTGTAACATTTGCTATTTGAAATGTTGGTGTCCCTGATGATGAATTTGTTGATACGAACGCAGCAACCTTGGTCATGTTGAAACCATTCAATTCCTGTGGAATTGCGAAATAAAACTTACCGTCACCAGTTGTGAGCGTGGTAGTGTCATCTATAATTTTAATCGTATAAACTGCTTTTGGTTTTGTAATAGCCATATTATTCAGTTAGCCAATAAGTACCATCATTCGAAAAGTCATATGATTCTCCCGAATCAATTGTCATTGTTGTTGATGTTCCGAAGTAGTAAATGAAATCTGATCCTGCCCTTGCAACCGTAAGAGTAGCACTGCCTCGATTCACAACTCGAATAAACCGGTTAGCAGTGCTTGAAATTGCAGGAAGTGTAAGCGTCGTTGCAGATGAGCTTGCTGCAACCCATATAGTAGCTGAATCATCAACCGTGGTATTGATATTGAATATTGAGTGTTTTAGACCAATAGAGCCGTTAATATCCACAGTGGATGTTGGTGCAAGCAACCGCACACCAATTTTCGATGTTGCTGTATTAGCAAATAGAAGTGATGTTGAACTTGTACCGACACGAATATCTCCAAAAATATCAAGTAGCGATAATGGTGTAGTAGTTCCTATTCCGACTCGTCCTTGAGCACTTACGTTGAAATATGAAGTAACCGAACTACTTGCTACCTGGAAGATGTCTCCTGTCTGATTGGCGTTTGAACGAACCTGAAAACCCACTTGTGAAGTAATGCCTCGTTCGATGAGATATGTAGTACCAGCACCGTTTGCAAATTCAAAATATGCGTTACCTCCTGTTGGATCTTGAAAGTACTGTGTACGCATTGATGCTACTGACAGGATTCCTCCACCAGCTTGTGCGGCTGGCGCTGTACCAATACCGACGTTGCCTGCGGCGTTAATACGAAGCACTGTCTGTGATGTAGAGGCAATAGTGAGGATGTCAGCGGCAGATCCGGCTGGAGACTGGACGCTAAGACGAGCAGCCGGAGTTGATGTGCCGATACCCACATTTCCACTTGAGAGAACAGTGAATCTAGGTGTATTACCGCCCGACTGAACAGTGAAGCTGGAAGCACCTTGCATATTCATAACGGGATTACCAGATGTGTCAGCGTCAAATGAAAAGTATTCCGCTGTGGCTGGTGCATTTGCAAACTGCAAGAATCGTTTTTGTGATCCTCCCGCAGTCTGTCGAAGAGAGATAAATCCATCGTCTACTACTACTTTTGTACCGCCACTTGAACCAGCGCTTACTGTAAAAGGCGCAACTGGTGATGATGAACCGATACCCACATTTCCATTTGAGTTGATTCTAAAGAATGACGCACCTGATGATGAAGCGACTTCAACCAGTGGAATAGATTGCTGTGTTGAGGAACCAACAATGGTGAATTGTGCAATTGGCGATGTCGTACCGAGACCGAATGTTTTCGTAAGACGATCACCGTAGATCAATC